ATGGTCGTGACAGCGACTGCCAGTCCATGCAAATACTCCCCGTGATCTCTTTGATGTCCATTTGTAAACTCTTTCCTTACCCAGCATTTGAAGTACGGAATATTGCTGGTTAAATACATTAAACAAACCGGCCTTTCGTTTTACCACGTTGTGCAATACCGTCAGCTCGCTTGGAGGCCGAGCTAACTTTTCCGCCTTTTTTAAATATTTTAACAAATTTACGATTTTCCTCTTTTACTTGTGGTATTCCACGAGCCTCACGAGGTAATCCAGAAGCGGTATCGCCTTCATCTTTAAAACTTGTAACCTTTGATTTAGATGCACGAGGTTTCATTAACTCTTCAGCCGTCATTACTGGAATTTGTCCAGGTATCATGGCTCTACCAAGTTTTTTTAATGCACTTTTCATCTCTTCGTCTTGACGCTCTTTATTAGACTCAAGAGCAGTGTCGCTTGGAAGATATGAAATTCTATCTTCTGGAACTTCGAATCTTTTCAAAAGTGGTTTAGATTCAGTATAATTCTTAGCCATCTCACACTATCCTTCCACGGGTTTTACCTTTTTTGCAAATACCATCAGCCCGCTTGGAGGCTGAGCTAACTTTGCCTCCAGCACGCTTATAACCCATTTTGTTACGAACGGCCTCGGGCAATTTGGATAAGCCAGGATTAGATTCTGCGTCTACATCTTTGAGCATCCCACCTTTTTTCATACCCATGATGGAACGAACACCTTTAGTAAGATTGTCAGCCGCCGACTTGTAAGCACCGCGCATTTTTTCGCCAGCCGCGACCTGTTTCTCAGCAAGAGTTCTAGATTTAGGTGCTTCTACCTTGGACACTTCTTTTGGCACAGCCTTGGGAGCAGCAACATCAGTGGTGTATTTTTTACCCATGTACTCAAAAGTTTTATCGCCGCGATCACGAGCTTCTTTAAATGCTTCTTTAAAAGAAGCCATTTTCATCGGGCCACCAACATCGGACGCTTTTTCGGACGCTTTTGTATTTTCACGTTTGATGTTGCCCCCTTCATCCCGAACACCACTAAACGGATCTACATCATCACCTTGATACGGATTTGCCATTTTATTTACCCCTTTTGAATAAGCCCATCAATTTTGCTTTCAAGGCGGTTAAACCTTGAGTCAATGTGTTCCACCAGCTTGTTAATTTCTGCTTGAGTGACGTTATCACGTGCCACCTCCTCCCGAGTTTTGTTCAAAAGGATACTGAGCCTGTTGATCTCTGAAGCCTTTTCGTGACCTATGTAGGCTAAGACACCTAAAAGCGTGGTCAACACCATATTCCAAAGCATCATTTCCATTAACATTTCCACCTTCTACGTGCCTGACGAATACGACTGTTTGGATCTGCAGCAGCCTTGGGAAACTGCTTCATCTGGCCCAGAGACCTTGCACAATATGATTTCCTGCGCTTGGCTCTTTCGCCAGTAGGCTTATCCTCAGTCACCGCCGTTTTAAGTTTAGAGCCTGGGTTGGCGCGGCGATATGCAGCCACGCCTTTTGCAGTCATGCCAGCACCCTGCTTAGTCGGGCGAAAATTGCCCGACTTCACAGAGGTGGCAATACCCATGCCTTTTGACTTAGTCATTTAAGCTGCTGCTCCGCCATAAAAAAACAAGGTAACACTTGTAACCTCTGCATTATTTACATCAATAAAGACGCCCTCATCAAATAAAAACCCCATGTCTGGAACAACGATGTCATATGCGCCAGCAGAGGCTGGGGTATTAATCGTTACTAAAGCTGTTCCAGAAGAAGTTGCGCCATTCTTTAATGAAAAAGAAGAGGCTGTTGAAGTGCACGTGAAATAAATTCCCGCTACACGTGTGCGTCCCGCAATAGCCTGTGCGTCGCTGGTCTTAGTGACCGAGCTTATATTGCTTGCGCTCATTGCAGCCCCCTAATTAGGAGAGATTATTGTTCTGAATGTACAGAACGGTGACTGTAGCTGCTCCTGCGGCTCCGTTACCATTTTGAGCGGTAAAATCTACTAAAACTTGAATGTCAGTAGTTCCAACATTAGTGGCCTCGGTGTCCAGAGTGCCACGAGTAGTAGCTGCAGTTTTAACGCTTGTAGAAGGAACAAAAGCATCCGCGTCCGCCGAAGTTCCAACTACAACAGTAGCCGTGCCGGTGTCGTTGTTAACAGTTGTAACGTTCAAAATAACGTCAACAATTTGTGAATTTGCGGGGATAGTGGCAACAACTTGGTTGTTTGAGGTTGCGCCAATGATGTCAATAACGGCTGATTGAGCCATTAAAGCAAAGCCTACGTTGGCTACATCATCTCCAACAGTAGTTCCGGTCGTGTCACGAATTGTTCCGGCCTTGACTGGTCCGGAAAAAGTAGTAGTTCCCATATTTTCCTCGTGTAGTAGCACATTCTCGTGCCTTCTCTACTAAGTCTGCTAGGTCAGGCGGCACGAGTAAAATCCTAGTCTTAAAAATCGTAAAACAAACAGGGGGTTTTTCAACCCCCTGTTTTTACTACATCACGGTGTTCCGGGTGAACCGAAAATGCCGCGCGGATCTGAAAATCCAAAACTATAGCGTTCACGAGCTTTATAACGAACGTTACCGGTGTCAAAGTCGCCTTCAAAACCAGTTTTGATCGATACGCGCTCAAACATTTTCATGCCGTTAGGAGCGTCTGTCTTTATAAAGAAAGCGTCTGGATCGGTCAAGAAGTGATTGACGACATAGCCCTGAGGAATCATGCCCATGTTTTTGATTGCATTAACGTCATTATCTGCCGTACCAACACGCAGAGTAGACTTCATTATGCGATCTGCCGTGAACTGAAGTTCCTTTGGGATAATCAGCTTTAGACCGTTGATAGCAATTTTTAGTCCGCGCTCATCGGTAAATGCTGCAATATCAATCAAAGCCTGCTCCAAGGAAGTTTCTGATAAATCCGCTGGAGTAGTTAGTTCATTTTTAAGATCTGGACCGCCAAGAGTAGGATGATCCAGGGCACAAAGCGGTTTGCCATCACCACCAGTAGAGGTAGTAAAAGCACCATTTAAAACAGCGGCCGCTTTAATCTGCTTGGTTTGTGCCATTGAACGAGCCAGGGCACGGGTATAACGCGCTGCCAAACGGTCGTAGAGGTTGTCCTCTACGGCTTCTTCGGTCAGAGCAAATGCCAGTGCAATGGTTTCGTGCGTATAACGTGCTGCGTAAACTTCTTGCGCATCATCATAAGCAACACCAGCGCCTTCAGCCTTCACAGGAGCGTTACCAAAACCAGAAAGCATTACCTCTTCTTCAAAAGCACGGTCTGAAGTTTCAACATCATAAATTTGAGCGTGCTCGTTTTCGTAGTTGCGATACTCCAGGCCAAACAGGGCGTTTAGACCGGGCTCAAGTTCGCGTACTAATTGGGAACGTGAAATTGCCATGATTAAACTCCTGCAGTGCCCGTGCCACCCTTATACAGGTGGTTATTCGGGATAACGATTAAGTCAGCGTGAGCGGCGGTAAGATCATTGTCACCTTCGACAGTGGTTACGCCCACAACCTTCCAAGGAAATGTAGCATTGCCAGTGGCTGGAACACCAACTTGCTGTCCAGACAGACCAGTAGTTGTGCTACCGGAAGAGCTAGTTACCAAGTCAGCGTTTCGACCTACGCAGGTTGCTGCTGCAATACCAGAGCATTGCACCAAAAACTGAGCGTTAGGATCGTCATTAACCAATGCAACAATGCCATCCTGTGCTGTGTTTGCTGGATAAAAGTTTTTAAACGTAGGTTTGCCACTTGTAGGATCTACAAAAAAACATCCTTGAAAAACGCCAACAAATGCACTACCTGTTGTGGCAATTGCTAAAAAACCTCCAGACAACGTAACAGCATCCCCGTGAAACAGGTTAGTGTTGTAGTTATTGGAGATCTTGTACTGCGTTAGACCCTGGTTATCGTAATTACTGCCGACTTTGCCGACAGGACGAAAACCAAAGGGCTTATTAACGTTAGCCATTTGAATCTTCCTTACAAAAAATTAGTCTTCGGCCTTACGAGGGCCACCAAAGGTAACTCTAGTCTGTCTTTCTGGCTTGACTACTCGCATGGTGTCGTGAGCGTTTGCTTTCATCAAGTCATTATCAACAGCCCTAATTTGATCTTGAGTCCGCTTTCCGTAATACGCTTGGCGCTCTTCCGCCGTCTCATCAGGAATTCGGGCTAGGAGTACATCACCAACGCCAATGACGCCAGCATGCACACCATTTCTAATCGAAGGAACCACGAAGTCGGGATATTCTTCAGCACGAACCAGTTCATACCCCTCACGGAGTTTGCCTGCAATGTTCTTACTGTCGTCTTGCCCAGCAGCTTCTTTGCGAATCCAACGATGCCGATATCCCGGAGGCGCGGGAGGCGCATCCAAGTCCGAAGGGCGTTGCCATGCCTTGCGGCGTCCCGTTTTTTCGCGGGTCTCTGCAGCACGAGTTGTGCGATCAATTTTCACTTGATCAGTCATGACTATCTCCTTACGTACTTAGCGTATTCTTCCAGGGGGACACCTAATTTTTTTGCAATGGCCACTTCACTAGGTGTTAGTTTGATGGACCTGCGCCCGTTTTGGCTCACGGTACTACCGCGAGTTGCAGGTGCCACACCCGGGGCGTCAACGTCGGTGTTCACCTGAGGCTTCCTAAACTTGTGCGGAAACTCCTTACGGATTCTCCGGTCAAGCTCATCGTAATACTCCTCACTTGACAAGTCAAACCCTTCTCGTTCCAGTTGTCCATGAATGGCAAAAGCGCCATTGGTCATGACCTCGTCAGAGCCAAACCATTCGTTCTTTTCCGCCCAAGATTCTGCTTTTGGGTCTACTTGCCTTGGCCGGGGCTGAACTGGTTGGGCGACGGGTTGCTGAACCGGAGGAGGTGCCGCCTGCTGCTGGTATTGGCGCTGGGCGGCGACCTGATTGGCTCTTTCTTGCTGCAGGATTAGCTGAGACAGTAGTTTTTGGGACTCGACCACTGCTTTTCCGTCGCCTCGCTCTACGGCATCTTGAAGGTTAGCCTCGGCAATAGCCAGTTGAGAATCAACCCGGCTCTTGAACTCAGTCAGATAGTTTTGGTCCAGGGATTGCGCCCGATGCTGCACGACCTGTAAGTTTTCTTGAACCTGGCGGGCATACTCAAGCGCCGCCTGCTCCCTTCTTTCGGCTTCCCGCAGTTTTGCGGTCATCTTGTCTAGACGTTTTTTGACCTTGGTGCTGTATTCCTCGTGTTCGGTCGCGCTTTTTTCGGGGGCTTGCTGAGATTCTTCATTGTTTAAAACTTTAACCTCTGCCTTCCCATCCTCGGAGAGCACAACTTCGGCGCCCTGCTCGTCTTCGCCCAAGTTGAACTCCAGTTGGTCCTCCCCACTGGGGACTTTTACTTCCTCTTGCACTTCTTCATTTTCTGGCATGGTTTTTCTCCTTAGACCATGTGCGTGATGTCTTCCGGATCCACGATTGTGGCCAGAACTTCATCATCGTTTAAAATACGGATCTCTCCACCATCAATGCCAATTCTTGCCCCGGCATATCGGCCAAAAACAATCCAATCCTTTTCCTTGCACCACGGGCCGTCAGGAAACTTGTCCTGATCGGCATAAGCCAAAGGCCCTGTAGCTATAACATAGCCACAAACCGTAGCGATTTGTTGGCGTTCTACCGCTTGTTCAGACAAAACAATCCCACCCTTGGACTTCTTAGGCGGTCTAAATGGTAGGACCACAATTCGCCAACCAGTCGGCTTAGGGATTCGGGCCAAAACGCTCTGATCCATATTTTCAGGGCGCTCTTGGGCCAGTTCTTCCTCAACCTTCTGTTCGGCAGTACGTTTGTCTGCCCATTTTTTTTGCAATGCAGTCATTTCACCCATTTATTTCTCCGTTATTGCGCGGCATCCGCCGCGAGGTTAGGGTTAATACCTATTCTTCGCTTTCTTCTTTCTTTAAAAATCTTGACAGTTCATCTTCGACCATTTGCAGGCCCCGGACTTCGCCGACCAGGCTCTGATAATGAGCGTGGTCCTTAACCCCGCCATAAATCAT